TTTCGGCAAGGAAAACACCGATACCTAGCCCGATAGTGGTTATTGAGCCTGTCACTTGCCCTAAAGCATAAGCAATTTTCTCAGCCATTCGGTTAAAGGCATTCACAACCCTTGGGTCAGTGGCGATTTCTCCCATTGTCTTAGCTATTTGGTCTAAGGCAGTCTTAATGCGTTTTATACCTTCTGGTCTAAATGCTGCATCAAAACCTTTCTTGAAGAGGTCAAACAACCCTTTGAGCTTATCTCCAAGACCATCAAAAATGCTCTTGAATTTGTTGTCCATGTCGGTCAACTCGACTTCTGGCAAGATGTCTTTGAAAGGTCCGCCACCGCCTCCCTTTCCTTTACCACCTTTGCCACCTCCTCCAGAACCGCCTGCATCGTCGTCTTTTGGTTTTTGCAAGATGTTAATCTCATCAAATCCCAAAAGACCTAGCAACTCTTTAGCAGCTTTCTTAGCGTTTTTGGCTGAGTCTCCAAGATTATCAGCAAGTCCTCCTGCTGAATCTCCAGCGTCGTCTACTGCGTCAGCAAGGTCTCCTGCTCCGCCTGCAGCATCCTTCATGGCGTTACCCATGTCTCCAACTGCTCCACCAACACCATCTTTCACTGTTGCTTTCTTGTTGAACATCAAAGCGATAAACTCAGCGAGTTTAGCAGTAACGTTCTTTAAGACCATAGCAAAAGAGTTCAAGACAGGCATAATGGCATTGATAATCGGTAACATAGAGTTACCAAGGTTCAATGCTGCGTCCTTCATCAGCGACTTAAATAGGCTGATACGACCATTTACAGAATTAGACAAGGTATCCCCATACTTGGCTGTAGCCTGTTCCAGAATAGCCATAAGGCGGATTTGTTGCTGGGTTTGGTAATCCAACTGTTGCCAGCTCTGTCCGTTTGCGAACTTCTTAAAGGCTTCAGTGGACTCAATCATAGCCACGTTGACGTTGATTCCTAGGTCCTCAATCGCTTCGGTGTTCCCTAGTAAACCTGAGCGAATCCGCTCCATAACGTCTGTAATCGTGCGCCCTGAACCTTCAGCAACAACTGCCGATGTCTGCAACATCTTAGCGGTATAGGCGCTTAGCTTGTTGGTATCTTTGATAAATCCAGAAAATAAGTTTGAGTAGACTGCACCGTAGTTGGTAGCCTCACCCACACCCATATTCATAGCGTTGGCATTATCGTTAACCCATTTTAAGAAAGATTGCGAACTCTCGCCCATCTGTCGCTTGATTTGGTTCATAGACGCTGATACTTCAAGAGCCGTCTGCGTTGAATACATCCCAACATCAAGTAATTTCTTACCAAGGATTGCAAAACCAGCGAACTTAGCCAGCTTGCCAAACGCACTACCGATTGAGCTCGACTGTTCACGAACTTTGGCAGTAGCATTTTTCACTTGGTCAGATGTTCCTTTGACCTGATTCTCGACTTCTTTCATCTTCTTCCTGAAAGGCGCTATCTCAGCGTCAATCATGACTTTCAATTCATCAAGAGTTGCCATTTACTTCCTCCTTCCTTTTTCGATTATGTCTCTCTGCAAATTCACGCATCCGTTCCTTATGCAACAAAAGTGCTTGTTTCTGTCGTTCCAGTTCTACCGCTTGTTGTTCTTCTACAAATAACTCAGGCGCATACTCCCAGAACTCAACAATCTTAGCGTCATTGGACAGTAATAAAGAAACGTGATTGGAAATCATCTGCGAAAGTCTGTATGAGTCAATAATCTTCTCTTTACGCTCTTGGGTTTTGACACGGTTGTAGCTTTCTATCATTTCCCTGATTTCAAGCACCGTCAAATCCCAAAAATCAAGAGGCTTGCCCCCGATGTCCAAAAACATAGGATAAAGCCTCTCAATAATCTGAGTTACCGTTAAGATTACTTGACTACTGTCATTTTCTTCTTGGAAGTTTTCTTGTCCTTGCTTCCTCGTGGAGTAAAACCCGATACTTCAAAGAGTGGCATTAAAACCTCTGTCATGAATGTTGTTTGGTCTCCACCATTGTCCACGTATTCATCGTATAAATCATAGACATCCTCAAAAGAATACCCATGTTCATACTGCTGCAAGGCGCCGTGAACTAACAACAGCATAACTTTCAAAGGCGGTAAAGTGAACTCTTCGCCAGCTTCAGGCATGAAAATCTTTAGCAAGTTCATGCCGATTTTTTCTTCCACAGTTGCAGCTTGATGAGATGTCAAACGTAGCTTCAACTCTTTTTCGTCAGTAACTTTCCAAGTTGTGTATTTTAACGCCATTTAATTAACCTCCAACACCGTCTGTAAATTCCAACTCTGACTGCAAGGCAATCTTAAGTGTGAACCCGATAACGGCATTGACACCGCCACCGCCTAACTTAACAGATACTTGACCTTCAAAATTGACCTTAGTACCGTCTGGGTATGCTTGCTCGAAGTAGAGTTTCTTCTTGTCGTCTGCTGCCTTACGCAATACACGATAAGGAGCAGTTGCGCTTGAATTATTATAAGAGAACTTGTACTCAAGTTCTCCTATGTCCCCAATACCAAACTCGTACTTCTTCACTGTATCTTCAAGAGTAGTATTTTCTACTTTTTCGAGTTCAATACCAAACTCTGGCACTTCTTTCAATCCAACAAGTTTAGTATAAGTTCCTTTAGCTTCGCCATAAGATAGCGTAATTCCATTTGCTAACATGTTTAATTCTCCATTCTAAATTGAAAAACAAGCTCTGAGTCTAAATCAACGACACCTTCAAAGCGCATGACCTTATGTCTCAAATGAGACGGGTCTGGCACGTCTTGGCAGTCGGTTCTTCGCAAACCTAAAGACTCAAAAATCTGATTGATTTTAACAGCTAACTCACTAGTGCTGGTATCATCAAAGATATCCACCTTATAGCGGATAGATGATTTTTGTTCCTGGTCATCAAACCAATCACCCGGCTTGTTTTGTTCTTCTAAAAAAATAACGACTGGGAAAGTCTCCCAATCGCTAGGATAAGTATCAGTCACATTATCTGCGACCTTTTGCAATTCTTTATAAATAACAGGCTTGATATTAATCATTTTATTTGTTCTCTTATCTTTCTACGGACATAATTCGAAATATTCTTAGACACACGCTCTTGATTGTCTCTCAAAGCTGGATAAAGATAAGGCTGGGCAGGTTGACCATACATCTTGTAGAACTCCCCAATTTTTTGAAAATGGTAAGGTCCTACATTGATTTGGTCTTCATGCACATACCACGGACTAGACTTATAAGTGACGCTGACCTCTGGAGAGATACCCGAATGGCTAGCTTGTCCTATTGGCCCTGTCCCAAACTCAACGTAAGGAGCGTATTTAAGATTGGTGTAAACCTCGCCTATAGCCTTATCTCCGTCCATTTTTGCCCTAGTTTTGATACTAGTTATAAGCTCTCCATCTCTCGCTGGTGCGAGTCTTCTTGCATCTGCTTGGACAACCTTTATAGTAGCATTGTGTACCGCACGTAAGACGATATCCTCGCCAGTTTTTTTACTAGCCAATCGTCTACATTTAGCTATGAGCCTATCTGCCCCTAGTAGCCCTGACACGCTCTAACTCCAAAACTTGATGATGTGTGTAGACCTTTTTAGAAATAACCCTGTGAGTCACTTCTGTCTGGCTATCGATACACACACCATCTTTCACTTTGATTGTAGCTGACTTGTTGGCATTTGCGTTCAAAATATCATTGACACGCTCGCCATACAATTCAGACTGTAGTTTACTACTAGCTGGCCACAACTCAAGACGGATTGTCTCAGCTTCCTTGACATATCCTTCTTTTGCGACACCTTCCTCAGTGACAGTCTTTTCAAACCGTCGCATTGGATAAGGTTTCAGTCTACTCTGCTTCAAAAACATGGCCTGCCACCCTTGCTAGTCTATGCATACGTATACGCTGTAAAAGGCCCGTAGACAGGCCGTTTTCTCCGTAGACTACTGCTATACCACCTTCGGTCCTTGAATGCTCTCCTTCCGCTCCTGAGCGGTTGTGGAGTTCGATAGCAACCTCAGGTATTAAGAGACTTAAAGCAGGTGTCAAAGATGTTCGATTAGTCTCTGACAAGATAAGATTTGTAGCTCTTGTTTGGAGCAACATGAGAAGCTGAGTATCTTCTTCGCCTGTTAATTTCTTCAGCAACTCTATAGACATATCAATCCTCTTCTAAGAACTCAGGTTCAGGGAGGATTTTCTCAAGAACATCTGAGATAGCAACGCCGTTGCTGGCAATATTGTCAGCCAGCTCAACATAGCGCTCCTCAGTAATCTCAAGTTCCCCTCCTGCCAGTCGTTTCACATTTGATTCCCAATCATAGAAATCTTGTTTGATTTTAAATTTCACTTTTTAAATCCTCCAGCACCTCTACAATTTCGGCTTTTGATAACTTATAGGCGCCAGCTATGCCAGCTTCTTTGGCTAGATTCTTCAACTCTTCTAGAGTCTTATTCTCTAAATCAGAATACTGGCTAACCTGCTCCTCTTGGATATAATGACGTCGTAGCAATAAGCTCATATCGTCACCTCTTACTCACCGAATTTTACAACTCGTGTAGGGTCGTATAGGTAAACACCATAGTGTTCATCGCCAGTGATAACCGTTGTCTTTTTAAGGATGTCACGGTCTGTTTCGATAGCCACATCACGTTTTAGCATGATAACAAACGCACCATATTTGTTGGCATCGTCTGTCTGAGTTTGGCTAGGAGAGACTTTGACGATAAAGCCTTTACCTTCATCAACTTTTTTAGAACGGACGATTTGCACACCGGCAACTTCACCGAACGTTCCGGATACAACCATATCTGCACCAAGCTCTGAACCTTTAGTCCATTCTTTTGCTACGTCAGTTTTTAGCTTGATAGCATCTTTAGGGTTGATGATAGCAACATATTGCGCATCTTCTTCGTCCTCAAAAATCTCAAGAGCTTTATCAATTGCTGCAAGAGTTGTAGGAGTTTCTGTAATATGTTGTGTTGCAGTTTTAGCTACTGCGACCAAATCATCATCAATCTTGTTAGCAATAGCCAAACCAAGCTGATAAGTAGCTTGACCTAGTGGGTCGCCAAGACCTGACAAAAGAGCTTCATCGGTAATTTCATAACCTTTAGCAGCCTTTTTGATGGTCATAGTGGTCTTTTTAGTAGTCAATTGGTCTGGAGAAATAGCTTGACCTTCTCCAACCTCTGTCGCATCTCCTGCATACTCCCATGCTGGAACTGTTAGAGTATTCCCTGGTTGTCCTTGGAGTGCTGTTTCCACATAAGCAAGTGGAGTAAATTTAATCAATTTAGGTAGTTTAGCGGAAACCATGTCCGCCATCACCTCTGGGTTAACCATAGTGGCTAGTTTAGTTTGTCCTGCTGTCATTTATTTTAACCTTTCAATTTCTTATAGAGTTCTGGGTTCTTTTGATAGAGTTCATTTCGACTCTGATAACCCATACGAGCAAATTCTTCTTTTGTGATACCGTCACTATCGACTGGCGCTTGTTTCATTGGGGCTCCGCCTTTTAGCTTTTCTTGTACGCCTTTTTGCACGGCTTGCTCCCATGATTTCTGCAATACAGCGACAGACTGCGATACCGTCTCTGCGCTTGTCAAATCAACCACGTTCACTAACTCAACAGGTAAGTCACGTTCACTTAGCATTGCTTTAGCTTCTGCGGTCAATTCTTTACGAGCAATAGCCTTTTCACGGTCAGCTAGTTCTTGCTCACGCTGATCCAACTGATATTTCTGTTTCTCGTCAGCGTTCATCTTGGCAAGTTTCTTAGCTTCATTTTCCTTGGCTTCTTGCTCAGCTTCCCATTTAGAGCGCTCGGCAGATAGCATCTTACCGATTTCAGCACGAGTGAAAGTTCGTTCGTGCTTTTCTTCTTGCACTGTATCAACATTTCCTTGAGTGTCGACGGTCTCAGTTGATTCAGTAGATACAGTTGCATTGATTTCTTCTGACATAATTGTCCTCCAGCGATTACGTCGCCACTCGATAATCTCGCTTTACGTCCGGCGACGGAACAGTACAGCTTTTAATGTCATCGGCACAGTTTGGACAATATAAAAACCGTACGGGATTCCATACGGTTAGGGCATAGGAAAACCGCATCAAATATGACACGGTTTATAGCAATTTACAGTAATTTATAGCAGTCTATTCCTGCAAGTCAAGATGTTGGATCACCTCCTAATCTTTAATGGCACGATTTGAAACCTTGGCGTAAACATCCACATAAGTCTCATTCTTATCTCCGTTATGCGTAATTTCTGCATAATCTCCACAAGGTTCGCTTGATGTAATTGCGTTCGTACTAACAAGAGCTTTCCAGTTTTGCAGGGTCTTGCTAAACCAAACTACAAAGCAGTCTTCTGCTTTGATTTCACGACCTGATAAGCGTGAAAATTCTTGCGATGCCAATTGTTTTGCTTTTTCTAACATTTTATTCCTCCGTTTTTTCGTATGTTTCTGCAAAAATATCCGGCTTGCATGGATAATATTCTCCTTGCACGCCTTTGATAATGTAGTCACCTTCTGTTGCAACCATCAATCCTTCAAGCGTTTCGATTTTTAAAAGAGGATTTTTTAAGTCTGCGTAATCAATCCGTACTGGATCTAATCCAAAATCGCATAGCTCATCTATAGATTCTTCTGTATCTAAAAACTGCACGGCTTCAACTACTACTGGCTTTTTACGATATTTCATTTCTCGCTCCTTTCTAAACATAAGAAAAGCACTTAGATTTCTCTAGGTGCTTAAGTAATAAATTGCATTTTTATATTTTTTAACACGCTCGTAGTCTGTATTGGTAACAGATTTCAAACGTGATAAATCTGAGTTATGTTTCAAATCTGCAAGTTTTACAACTCTTGCTAAATTATTTGATTTTACTTTCCCAAGATATTCTTGATAACTTTGACCTTTTTTCTTTGTCAAAATTTGTACCGCTGTAACAACTTCATTTGACAAGCCAGACGCGAATAAATCGGCAGCAGTTATATCGCTATCCTCAATCACATCATGTAAAAGAGCGACAGCTTTTTCTTGTTCAGTGTTGACTTGACTGGCCACATAGAGAGGATGCTGTATGTAATCAACACCCGCTTTATCTACCTGCCCTGCATGTGCTTTTTTAGCGATAGCCAAGGCAATATCAATCATGCCGCTACCATCCTGTCAATATAAGTAAATGCATCATTTTCTGAAATTTCTTCAAAATCCGTAAAGTCATTAAAAAAGATTTTATTAAACCAATCCATGCTATTAACCCACTTTTTTTCAATGTCAAAAACTTGCATGACACCATCAATCAAACGAAGTACTTGAGCATTGTTCGTCGTTGTGCGGTAGTATTTAATATCTTTCATATCACTTCACCCTCTCTATATTTTTAGGAATCTCAAGCCCATTGCTTAAATCAAGCATTTCCTTAAATAATTTCATGCGTTCTAGATCAGATGTATTCGTATCACGATACTTCTCATAGAGTTCATGTAATGAACCATTTTTTAAGTCGAAACTTTCCTGAGTATGATACTGCATTTCAAAGTTGATACCATCTTTTTCAACGACTGTATTCACACCTTTGTATGGTCCATCTACTAGCCAAGTGTTTTTTACTTTTACAATTTTATAACCCTCTGCAATAAGCTCCTGTTTCATCTTTAAATACTCTTTTGCGAAAGTATCAGGATCGAAAATAGTTGTATACCGCAAAGCATCGTTAATTTTACTTGTAGCCTTTGATAAACTTATATTTTCAGCTTGGCTATCTGTTGTAATTTTACGAGCTAATGACTCAGCTGTTTTCTTCCGAAATTCAAGACCAGCGAGTTTATTTTCACCAGCAATACGTTGCATATCGCTTGTGATTTTTGGCTCGGCTTTCGAAATCTTGGACAACAGTTGCTCACTATAGAATCTTGCTTTAGTTTCCCTTGTACCTTGATTATACCCCTTTTGTTTTCTTTTCGCAACATATTCGCTATACCACTCTTTATAAGTCATATCGGCAGGCACGTACTCAACTTTACCTGTCTCTGGATTCCTTGCTCTGCGCTTCAACTTGCTGTAGTCTGCGTCCTCATCGTATCCGACAGTAGTAGACCTACACCAAGGGTGCATAGGCGGACAATTGACACCAGGGACAGCCTTATCCCTATCATAGACCTGATTGTCATGCTCCTGACAAATGCGTGATGTACGCTTGTCTAAGACGGCCACAAAGATATACTTCTCTATATCCGCTTCCTCATAGTTGAGTAGCTCCATTTGGTTATGAAAAAAGGCTGATTCTGTCCGAACCAAACGCCTTGCATCGTTCTGCCCCACATTGAACCGCTCAGCAATTGCTTGTGCAGTTTCTCGTGTATCTCGGCCTGTCATAAGGCTTATGAGTAATTCATCTTTTATGCTTGATGTAAGCTTCCCTGTATTCTTCCAGATGTTTGTTGAATACGTACTTCCATCTCCTACCCAACTAAAAGACTGTAGATGTTTAATCTCGCTCTCAGGAAGCCCAGAAAAGCCGTATGCTAGTCCTGTCTGCTGCTGCAGGTCAAAGGTAGCCTTGTAGTAACTATCCTTCATCAGGTCGCTATAAAAGGCGTCTGAGCCTGTCTTTTCTGAATGATAGATAGATTCACGCATACGGTCTAAATCATCACTCAAACGTTCTAGACGCTTCATACGGAAAGAATAAGCCGGACTATCTAAGTCAGCCAGTAGTCTTTGGATATTTGGATCATTCGGTCTCGCTTCAAGTACTTTACGAAGTTCATTCAGATTTTTCTTGTCTTTCATGTTCTTCAAGACTTGTCTAGCTTCTACCTGACTTAGACCATAATCACGTTGGAACTTATCAAAAATCTTATTGACTTCCTTATCCAAGTAAGTCTTGGCTTCCTGATAGACCTTATCGAACTGATCTGCCTGCTTTTCGGCCTTGTCCATCTGCTGGTAAATCAGATTGGCTTTCCTCTTCGCCCAATACTCCTGATTCTTCATCCTCTACCTCGTCTTCGGGTTTCGTGTTGTCTTGGTTAAACATCGGCATGTCTTCCATGTTCTTCTTTTTCTCTTCTTCCAAGGCTTCTAGCTCAGCATCAGGGTCTTCCACAAACGGCAAGAGAGAAATAAGCTGTCTATTCGTCACTTTACCTTCAAGGTTGTTCACGATCTGAGAGATTTCTAGTAAGTTCTTAGGCAAACCACGACTGAATTGTGGAACGATTGAATGAGACTCTAAAGCAATCTGCTTCATGCCTAAGTAATGAGCAAAAATCGCAATACGCTGACGCAATCCTCGCTTATAGTTCGCTTCCTTGGTCTTAGTAATCATCTCAAGGCCCATCAGCTTAAATTCCATGGCTACGCCTGATGTATTCCCTGCGAAATTCTCATCAGTCAAATTAGGCACATGGCTAAATGTGTAGATGTCCTCTTTAAGAGCTGTACGCAAGATTTCAGTAGCACTTTCGTCCAACGTGTTCTTCAAGAACTCAGCTCTTGCACTATCGCCCGGTAATTCCAAAAGACCTTCTTCAGAAAGAATCTTCATCGCTACCTTAGCGTCTTCTGGAGTGTCTGCTAACTGCGTGCCATACAAGACAAGGATAGACTCTACAGCCTGTTCCTTATCATTGACACGATTCCCCATCAAGGAATTATAAGCGTCTATCAAGCTAATTTGTTGCTCATAGTCACCAATTGCAAAGTGATTGTTGCGATATTCGATAATTGGGATTTGACCAAGGTTGTGAGGTGTTGCCTCCTCGCTCTGAGTTGTTCCTGAATCTGTACTTCTCAGCACCATGTGATAGTGCAGATTTTCGGTAAAGACCTCAGCCTGGTGCTTGGTAGTGTCTTTCGTATCGTCTTTTACTTCATAGTAATAGACCGCAAACAAAGGCTTCCGCTCAATACTATCATCGTAGACCATGAAAGTATTCTCCGGATCAATACTAGTTGAATCCAACTCAGCCATACCCTCTTTAGCATAGATGTACTCGTAAGCACGACCATAGATAGCCATGTTCAAAGCATTCTGAGCATCTACTTGGTCAATCTCAGCCCCGTCAAATGCTGTAAGCAATTCATCGATATCACCGTCAGCAGTATTGTTATACTTGATAGGATTGCCCATAAAATAGCCCGTAGCCGTGTCTGCGATATCCTTGGCATGATTGGCTACCGTCTTGTAATTAGGTGCGTTCACGTTGCGTCTCGTGTGTTCTAAGATAGCATGCTCACCCAAATAGTAGCTTTTAAGCTTCTTCAAATGCGAGCCTTCAGTGCTATGTATCGTTATCAATTTGTAAATCAGGTCTTTCTTCAAAGAACCCTCATCATATCCATCCCGTGGATAGGTTAAATATTGGTACATGTCTTTCCTCTCTATAGACCATAATCAGAACGTCTGCGGACGGTTGCTTTCCCACCTTCGATACATTGAAGGCTGTAACGCAAAGCGTCCATCAAGTGGTTGTTTTTATCCTCTGGTTTATTCAACCAGTTGCCTTCTTTATCTCGCTGGTAGCAGTAACTATAAAATTCATCCATGATGTTTTTACAATCTGGATGCACATAAATAGCGTATCCTTGCAATTTGGATACGCCTGCCATAATACTATCCTTACCTTTCCGACTCTCTTTTATTCTAGATATGCCATGTTCTGACCTGAGCTCTTCAATCAGCCGTGACTCTGCGCTATCAGCAATGATTTGTGAGCGATGATAACCTTTGTCTTTTATCATCTTCGCAACTTCTTTGGTTATCAATCCGACTTTATACGCCTCATCAAAGACATAAATCTCTTTCGTCGTGTCATTTATCAACGAACAACACAAAGCGGTTGGATCGTGAGTAAAACCAAAGTCAAGACCGATACATAACTTATTAGCTGAATCTCGTAGCAATTCATCCTTATCGAAATCCTTGACGGTCACGTTCTCATAGATTAAACCTTCAGCAACTCCCCATTCACCATCACAAACGATTCTAGCACGTCTGGGGTTCGTATGATACAAATCCTCATAGCGTTTGATATCGACTCCATCAAGCCACTCATTGCATTTATAAGTGGTTGTAGTAGCGAATGTGTCAGCCCGTCTCGTCTCTTCATCGAAGAATACACGCTTGAGCCAATGCCTCTCATTCCACGGGTTAAATGTGACTGTGATTTGTTTAAAGAAATCAGGTACATCTAAGCTACCACGGATAGACTCAACAACCGTGCTGAACTTGTCTTCAGTCTCGATTTGGTACGCTTCCTCGAACCATGCCCAACAAAGACTACCGATATCGACTGTAATAGATGTAATTTTGAGTTCATCATCCAAACCACGGAATAGGATTTTTTGACCAGTCGCTTTTATGGTTATTTCAGGCAAAGATTCATTGAATTTAAACAAATGAGTCACCCCCAACACATTACACGCCCATTTAAAATCCGTATAAGTTGATTGCTTATTTGTATTCGAATACCTACGAATAACAAGCAAGTTGGCCCAGGAATATTTCAAAAGACGGACAACATAGTTTAAAGCGGTTGTCTTGGACTTCTTCGAACCACGGGAACCTTTTACAACACGATAAAGATTTCTTGAGCGCCAGAACTGTCCGTACCCAGCTCCTACTGTCTTAGGTAGGTCGATTACAATATCACTTTGTTTAATCTGGTATGTCTGACTCATTTGCAAACACCACCGTCCCAGAAACGTCTGCCTCTACTTTGTCTGTCCAAAGCCTATGACGTTTTCCTAATAGTTCGGCTGCCTTGATTCTGTCTTTTGCTCCAACATTAATATCCGTAATCGTTTGACCCAATTCTCCGATGCTTATCAAAGTCTGTTCTTGTGTCTCTCCTCGCATTACCGAGGTTAGATAACTAAGGACTTCTTGCTGGTCTGCGATTTTTTCAGAATCAAGCTGTTTCAACCGTTCATCTATATAACTTTTAATCTTAGGATTCTTTAGTAACTTATGTCCTTCAACGCCTGCCACTCTATCACTAGAAACACGATAACCTGCTTTCTTATAGGCTTCCGTCGCATTACCTGAGATGATGTACTCATCTGCAAATCTCTTTTGTTTTATTCTCAATCCACTCAATTTTCCATCACCACCCTTCGAATAATCAAAAAAAGCCACACGATGTGCGACCTTCTTGCAAGGCGACTACTACCTTGCGTGCGTATTAAATTTTGACTTCTTTTTTATTTTTTGTAGTCTTTAAAACCTCTGAGGGAATCAAACCCTCTAGCTTATAACTTATCCGGAATATAATTAGCTACGCAATCATGCGAGGTCCAGTCGCTTCCGCAACCATTTTTAAGTTAATGAGTGATAGGAGTTAATGAGTGATATGTGAATCCCCACCCAGAAGATTTAACTCATTCTGGGACACAAACACTCAAAGGAGAGGGGAGGACTTGAACCTCCAAGGCCATTACAGCCCCCTGACATTACAGGTAACCATCTACCAATTCTGAGACCTCTCTTTTCAATTCTTGATACTACCATTTTATCAGAATTACAAAACTGTGCTAACAAGTATCATTTTTTCCCGTACGGTTTTGTAAAGTTCAATTTAGTTCCATTCTCTCCAAAACCTCATTCAGTTCAGAGATAGCCATATTCCGCCAAGTGTAGAAAGTTGTTCTGCTGATTTCCATTTTGTCACAAATATCATCAACATACATCTTAGTAATGTAAGTCACCCTGAGAATAGACCTGCTCTTTGGATTTTTCAGCTTGTTAATCAACCTACCAAGCTCAAGCTTTCTGTTGATAACCTCTTTAGTATCCTGTTCTATGGCCTCTTTCATCACGACAAGCTGAGTATAGACATCATCAACTTTTCTAGCTTGACCACCTTGGACTTTGACGTCAATCCACTTGGGGCTTGAGAGCAAACCTGCCTCAAGCTCGTTAATTTCATCTATACGGCTTTGAATGTCCATGTCCAGATTCTGCAACTCTTTCAATAGTTCTTTAGCCTTGTTCACTCTCTGTCTCCTTTGTGATATAATAGTCTTATTAGGAATTTAGCCGAGACAGAGAGTGTCTTGGCTTTTTTATCGCACAAATTCGTTGACCAGGTCCCGGATAAAGAACTTCCAATCAGATTCTCTAAACGTCAAGAAACGATCTGTAGTAAAATTTCTAAGTCTTTTATAGAAAAGCATCTTTAGTTGGATTGACTCACCAACACTCAGTAAAATACCGGGGAAGCGATGTACTGAATGCACTCTATTTCCGTATCCAGAAATATCTAAATGTATTAACGTTTCTGGATATATGCGCCCCATACTAGCTTCAACTCCGAACTCAACCTTAACTTCTTCTACAATTGGAACCTCGTTAAAAATTGGTCGTGCAGAAAATATTGGCGACGGGATTTTTTGCATTTTTCCTGAATACGGATATTTTTTTGGTTTCATTCCTTATCCTCCTCCTTATTTTCTAAAACGGCATCCTGTATAAAAGTATTGCCAATTTCATAGTGCTTGTATTCATTTGCTGTCACTTCAAACCTTTCTTCAACTTGCTTATTACCTGTAAATCCTGAAACGACCAGAATGTATTTTCTTTTGGTTCTGGTTGGCACAAGTACCGAACTTTTACCATTTATAACAGGTATGAACGTTGTGTGAGGTTCATCAATGTACTTATCTACCACTGTCCCACTCGAAATCTGGTGACATGCTACGAGTAAGGATGCGAATAAAACAATACATAGGATTTTAAAATATCTCACTCGTTGACCTCCAAAAGCTCCGGATTTTCGTAGACGTTGCCGACGTTCTTTCATCTCCTAATCGATTCCTGAGGTATTCGTCTCTAACTGACCAAACATTGATTAAATAACCTGTATAACCTTTTTGAGCAGAAGTTTTTAGTTTTTGTTCTAGGTTATATTTCTCAAAATATCGCTCGAACCATTTTGCGTGGCTTTCTGAGCTTAATTGCTGCATTTCATCAAATAATGTCATTTTAACCTCAATCCTTTATTTTATAATCTTGAAATTCCATAGTATTCATAACCACAATATTCAGAGCAGAAACCGTACGTATTAAAATATCTGTCGAATAAACCAGCTTCGCTATCGCAGACAGGACAATGCGTCCTGTGGTATCTTTCTTCTTTGTTCAGACCGTTCAAAATTTTCTTTTTGCGTTGACGTTTATTCATGAGTTACCTCCAAAAGCTCTGGATTTTCGTAGATGTTGCCGATGATTTCCTCATATTCCGTCCACGCATATCCATCTCCAAATCCTTTTAGGTATACAGCAGGCATTCCACCTATGTATGTGCCACCGTATTCTTTTTCTAAATATACTTCATGGAGACATCCTCTTGTACATTTA